CAGCGCCTGGTTCGCCCGGTTGAACGAAACAATCTTGGCGGCCTCTGTCGCACTCTTAGCGGCTCCAGTCGCGATAATCGTATCGATAATTCCGAGTCTCACCGTTTCCTTTACGTTCTCTTTGATCCACTCCCCAGAGGCCGCATCAAGCTCCGTAAGTATCTCGGATATTTCCTTCAACGTCGCCAACGTAATGGCTCGGCTGAAATCGGACAGCGCCAGTGATGCTAATTCACCGTTAATCCGCCGGATGGCTTTACGGTAAGCAGCGACTAGGACTGCGTTTTTTTATCGGGAGTTTACCGTCGGGTGTATAGCCTGCCATTACGCGATTACCTCGTTAAATATCGAGCTTTCCGTAAATCCGGCCGCTTTCTCATCCTCGCGAATCCGTCGCATCGTCTCTTCCGCCTGCAAATCGTCCACGCCGTCCAGCGTCTTAATCGCGCCCTTAACGTCGGCGGTCGGCTTGCCTCCGGTTCGCAACGAGTAAATCTCCGCTTCCTCTTTCTCATTACGGGGAATTCCGTCTCGCCAGTTAATCTTCGGATAGACCGGCTCGTACTTCGTATACCCTTCTACGCCCTCGTTCGCGTAATTCTCCAATTCCATCGCCGTCCATAACGCATCCCGCAGCGCTTTATCCATGTGAGTACGGATGCGGCGGACCTTAGAAAGGATCGGCATAAATCGGGATTTGATCGCCGTTCCGTCCGTATGTGACGTACCTGTTCCGCCTTTGTCTGATCCGGCCATTACAGTACCGAATAACCATTGCGGAGTTTCGGACTGGATGAAAACGAGGGATAACAGCATATCCAACTCTTTAAACGCGCCTTCAAGCTGCGAATTCCACGTCATATATCCTGGCGTCACATCGTCTTTGCCTACCGGAATATACTTGCCGCCCCATCGGACTGCGTTCGTACCGTCTTCCTCGCCGATATCGTCCGGACCATAAGCGACTGGGTCCGAATGCTTCCAGAGGATATAATCGATCTGTACGAGACGGTCGTTAATCGCTGCCAATACGGACTCGATCTTTTCAATTCCGCCGATTCCGCGCCAATCATCGTCTACCGTCTTATACGGTGCGTGGAATACTAACGGCCGATTAACGCCAGTTGAGACGATATCTTCGTCACGGCCGGTCGCGACCGGTTCGCCAATCGTAAACTTCGATATATCCACGCCATAACGACTGTCAACACCGTTTGATTCGAGCCGATACCGTTCATAAACGATGTAGCCCGGTAAATGACGCTCCACTACGAGATATGGCGTCGACTTTTCTTTACTCCGCGTAAGTAGCGATACGACCACGCCGTTCGACTCATCGACCCATTCTACGTAAGCAATATTTATGGCCGCGAACTTCTTCCGGCTGCCGCGGGCCAGTTCCGGGAACACGTAGCAAGCGTCGACCGCTTCGATGATCGGCTCGTGCTTCGATTCCGGTACGTCCAGCCCGGCTTCTTTCAACGCTGAGTAGTCGTTACGGTCCGCGTAATAAGTCTTGAGCACGAGTCGCCTCGGATTCCTGCGCCCGTTACCGTTTCATGAATGAGCTGTACCACGTCGTTTTCCTCGATAATCCGGTTGAGCGCCGCCTGCTCCGCCGAATCGTCGGGATTACCGGATTCAAACGTTGGTGGATCGCCGACCATGAGGTCCGCCGGTTTTCCGATAAGTACGTCCATTAGGTTTACGGTGATGTATAGTTTGGCGAGCTGAGGCGCGGCGGGCGTATCCTTCAACAATTCCGACGCCCTCTCGTAAACGTCAAATAGCCGCCCGTCGTATATCGCGCGGCCTCGCTTGTATTTCGCGATGCGTTCGATATCGTCTGGCGGTGGGTACTGATTCCCCGGCTTGAATAGCTTCGTCAACTTGACGCCTCCCTTCTTACGTAATCCTCTAGCGAGATGGCTCCGGTCAGGATCAGCTTGTATTCCGCGACTCGTTTATCCCACCCGGCCGACTTCGCTCCGGTACGTAAATGCTCGTTGTATTCGGACCATAGCGCGAAGGAAACGGCGACTTTGGTAGATACTTCGTTGCCACTTTCGACCGTCCCGTTAAACTCACGAAGCGCACGGTTTTTACTGGCGGAAAATATCGCCCAGGAATCGTAATCAGGAGCGGCAACTTGCCGATCGTATTCCGCTACAATTGCGGTGTAATATCCGTTTAGATCGAAAATGTGGACCGCCTCCTTATCGATAAAATACTGCCGGTTTATTTCGTACTTGCCGTTTACCTTTCTTAAACGCCGAATACGCCATTTCCATAGCGTCCGGCAAATCGTCGTGCCAGCGGCTACCGTACCGTTCAAAATGTTCAAGTAACAACGCGTGCGACCGGTTGAATACGATGGTCCCGTTCTCGATATCGGGCAGCATCGCCTCGATACGGAGTTCTTTCCGCGCCCGCTGATGAATCTCCTTAACGCGGTTCCGAGCCGGATACCCCGCGGCCGTGAGCGCCTGCTTGAGCTTGTGTACGAAGAATTCCTGCGCCATCTGCGCTTCAGCCGCAATTACGTCCGGTTGATATCGGATAACCTTTTCGACAATTACACGCAAAAAAAACGTCGGGATGAACTCGATCTCCCCACGCATCAATAACGTATATTCGTTTTGTTACTTTATGTTGAGCCAGCGTTACAATAGCAGAGTAGTCGCCCCGCTGTTTTCCCATCGCGAAGTCTATACCGGTAGATACGTAATAATCTCGGTGGCTAAAGTCTGGCGGCGCATCGTAATAGCGGAATTGGTCCGGTTTGAACACCTGGCTTTCCTCGTCGATCGGGTTGTTCATAAATTCCGTATTAAACGCTTTGGTTCCGTAATTCAGCTTTTCGAGGATCAAGTGCGCAATAGGAAACCGACCGGGCCAGAGGACTTCGGCACCGCGATCCATTTCGGCTTTATTCTCTGCGTAATACCGCATTGCAGCCTCTACGTTCGGTGATTTCCGTTCCTCTTCGGACTCCTCAAACGCCGCCAACTCTTCGTCGGTAGGCTCGTATTCCTTGTATATACGCTCGAATTCCGACCACAAATCTGTCCGTTCAGGCTGCGAAATAATGGCCGGGAACTCATTTTTGATGAAGTCCACGCGCTGTTTTAGCACGTAATTCAGCAACGAATCGTGATGAACCAGCGTTCCCATGAAGATAATTGCCGTCTGAGTCGGATCGTACGCGGGCATCAAGTCTGCGTTAAGCCAATCCTTCGCCTTCTGCCGTAGTTCTGGCGTATTGTTCGAATCTCGCGATTCCAAGTCGTCGAGCAAGATCAAGTCCGGCCGCTGCGAACCGTTCCGGAAACCCCGAATCTGCATTCCGAGGGATGTCGCTTCCATTTTGATTCCGGTCGACGTAAGAAACGCCTCTTCCGAATCCTTCTCGTTCAGCGACTTCTTTTCCGCAAGAACGCCACCGAAGTCTTCCCGTAGCTTCTGGTTATATTTGAGCTGACCGGCAACCCACTTAATAAATTTCTTCGAACCGTTATTCGTTTCAGAAATTATCAGGATCATCTTCCGCTTCCGGTATACGATTTCATGCACCGGAAAGGCGTTGCTGAGATACGCGGATTTAGCGTGCCCCCGTGACGCCGCCCATGCGATACGGGCCGTTCTGTTACGATTAGACACCGCGTCGAGTATCTTCGACAGTTTCACGTGAAAGTCCGGTGCGTCTTCCATATCGACGGCCGCCATAGGTACGAGATTGTCCGGATTGCCGGGGTTCCGAGCCTCCGAGAAGTATTCGTAGAAAAAGTAGAGCATATCGACTTCCGCCCGCTGAATCCGAACGAGCCGTCGGAGTTCTTCGATAGTCGCCTGATACGTTTCCACGTGATATTCCGTTGCTTTCCCGGCTTTAATAAGCGCGTGTAACTTCCGCCCTCTCTCGCGTAAGAGACTGATACGGTCGGCCCGCGCTTCACGTTCAAGCCATTGTCCGTCGATCCACGCCAGTTTGACCGACCTCCTTTACGTTTAATCTTCGCGACCTTCCATCCGAGCGCGAAATGACTCTATCCTGGCCGCCCATTCGTTTAGAAAGGTAACAAAGTCCGTTCCCATCTCGCAGACCATCCGCCGTATTTTACTGATCATACGGAATCACTCATCCTTCAAAAGCTCGTCAATATCAGCGATTTCAGCCACTAATTCCTCGTTTGACCGCGCCGCTCCCGCATCCTTCGTTTCCACTGCGACCTGCGCCGTAATCAAGCCCTCCCGCTTCATGAACAGGTCGATCGCCTTAACGGACGGCTGCGAGCTATCAATAAGCTGCATCAACTTACGGTATACCAGCGATCGTTTACCGGTGAGAAAATCGTCGGCCAGCGAGTTCGCGTAATCAATAAACGCTTTATTCTGCGTGCGCCATTCGTATAGAGTGTTCCGGCTCACGCCTACCTCGGCCGCGATCTCTTCGAAGCCTTTCCGCTCGTCTTCTGGCGCGAAATCCCGTTCTACTACCGCTAGGGCCGCGACCTTCTGACGGCCGTCAAGCCGAGATTCGAGTTGTTTTCGTTTTGCTGCGGACATGTTGCGTCCTCCTTTCTATTTACCGTGATTTTCACGTAGAAATAGCGCCGTAACCGTTAAGGGGACGTATTACCCTACCAAACGGCTAGGACGCGTAAATTACCGTGTTTGGACGGCTTAAATTAAGTAATGCGACCATCTTCGTACGTTCACGTTGATAGGCCGCTTCAAATTCGTGAGATTGCGAAAGTAATTCGTAGATGTATTCAGCGGAAGACCCGCTCCGTTCCGTCATTCCAGCTATTACGAGATCAAACCGTTCCTCCGTAAATGCTTCGGTTCTGCTACGGAAATCGAATAATGACGCTGATCCCTTCGATGAATTACAACTGGCGCACACCTTAACGAGATTCCAGCGGCTATTTGGTCCGCCTTGGATCATCGGAATAATATGGTCGATATGAAAAGAGCGCAGCCCATCGTCAGGGCCACGCTCCTTACCGCAGTAACTGCAAGTGTCTTTCGTAAAGTAAACGTCGTATGCGTCCTCCATCGTTAGGTCCGAGAATACTCCGGCCTTTGCCGCAAGGTATCGGGACGTTGTGAAGAACGGCGTATGTGGGTTCTCATCTCGGTACTTACGCTGTCTTTGTCGGTGAAACTCACGCTCATCTACCGTCATTTTGGCGCGTCTCTTTCGCTGATATTCCGCACGGTACTCCCGTTGCTCCACGTTTCTGCACCGATTACACTTACGTTTGCCTTTACAGAATTTTATCGTGTCGCTCTCCGCCTCACCACAGCGAGTGCAAATACGCAAGAAATCGACCTCCTGAGTTTAAAATTTTGTACGTAAATTGTAGACACTAGCCGCCGGGTTTCGCTACCTCACCCTTGGGGGGCTCGACACTTTACCGCGTCACAGCGTTATTTCATCGATTGGGAAGCGAGTTATACATTTTCGACACGGACGATATGCACTGCCGTTTATGCATCGATATGCACGTACATATGTACAAAACACACTGATTTTGTGGTCAAGTACAAAACCTTGACAGTACCGAAAAACCCCGTCATATCAACGTTTCTCACTTGTCAAGTCAGGCCCCGTAGACATTACGTTTAATCACCGTTTATGCATACCGCTGAGAACCCGCGTCCTTAAAGGCTTTCGTGCGAATCGCGTATAATTATTTCCCAGCGAAAGGTCCCGTTTATGCATTCCGTATACAGCTGGTAATTAACGGTAATATGTATAAAACTTTGTACATTAACGCTTCGTCACGGTGAATCACGTCAGCACCCCGTGAGTTTCGGAGGCCCCTTCCGGCAGGCCCGCGTTGCAGATGTACGGAGCCATACGGCTGTATATCGATGCCCTCCCGCTTATCCCATACCTCCGTAACCTCACGATAACCTACGGATAAGCCTCGTAATCCTCCCGCTTCATTAGAGCCGTTTAAACCCGCTTATCAGCCGCCGTAGGATACGTTCCTTCATTAACTCCCGTATATTTACGGACTACGACCGGAATAGGAATCGGTTCCTGATCGGTACTTACGTATCCATCTATACGTTCATAATCGTTAACCATCCGGATAAGCTCCGCTACTTCTGCGGGTGTTCCGGACGCTTCCATCTCCCACACGTCTCCGACCCGAGTAATACTAACCTTCATCATATCCACCCTCCCCGATGTCCCCGTAATAACCACCCGATGAACATACATAATACTGGAGCCACGATAACTATCGCCATGTTACGCAGACTGTCCGCAATACCTTCGGTTCGTGGATTAAACGGCGCAGGACCTACGTAAATAAACGCTGATATAACTAATGCGACGTAAAGGACCGTTAGCATTCGGGATCGCCTCCGTACGTTCTCTTATTTTCTCCCCATCCGGGTGAATTACGTAGTAACCAATACAGCGTAATGTATAATGCAGGAAACGCGGTTAAAAGCAACAGATTCGCCAATACCTGCGAACGTCCGTATCTCGCTACGTTTAGACATCCGGTAGGTATGTAATGAAGAATAGCAACGAGAACCAGCGTAAAGTGTAACGTTAGGAATGCGAATAGTATCGTATACATCGTTAATACCTCCGTTGTAGGTAACGTAATGCTCACGTACAGTGATTACACTGATCGGGAGCATAAAGGATAAAACCTTT